ACCCCACACTTCTTCCAGGTCCCCGAGCCCTGATCGAATGACCACGTTTGCCATGCGCCCTGCTTCCTGGCCCAAGGCTGTAAGATCTAAGTGCCTTTCACCCTTGATGTACCCTTCAAGATACGTATGCATAGAAGTTCCACGCATCGCAGATACATCTCTGATTCTATCTGCCGCTTGAGCTCCCATTCTAGCTTTCCAATTCGCAAGACTCTTTTTCTTTTCTTCCGACTGTGTCGCTGACAATATCGTAGTTACACTCGGTAACTTCTCATTCGTTCCTACATCGTAGTGTCGTTTACCATCTATCAACGCACGTGTTGATGTCGGGTATATAAATTTTTTATTCCATTTCATTTTAGTTCTACTCTCGTATCTGCATTACCTATCGAATCATCAATAAAAGTATTAAAAGCTAAACATACTCTCTGATAATCTGCAAATGGTTGTACTTCTGTATAGTGATGTAAGTTAGAAGGAAACAATAACAATGTCCCTGTGTCTACATTAAACTCCATATCTTCAGTATTTAAAGGTGTACTTTCAATCCTATCAAATTCAAAGCTAGGACTCAAAAAATTGTTTCGATTAAAGATAAGATTACCTGCACCTTTCTTTGTCTGTAAATACAAGACTCCACTGACAATACTATTCTTATGCTGATGACACTGCGCAAAGTCACCCTGTTTATGTTTCATAACCCATGATGCAGTGATACGTAGTCTATTACTAAGTCTTAGATAATTCTCCATATACATGTTTACAATCTCTTCGATCTTTCTTTTCATGACACGTACACCCATATCTTCTAATACATTAAAGTCAGATGATACGTATGCATTGTTCATTTGATTTCGTTCATAGTCTAAGTTGTTAAAATAACTTCTCCAATGATGTTTTACTTCAAAGTGAGTTTTTAAAATAGGTGCTGAGAATATATTAATTAGTTCCATTATGTGCTTTCTTTATTAGTTGATTTAATATTGTTGTGGCCGGATTCAGATTAAGATCTTTACCTGCACACCCAGTCAGCCATATAATGATTAACGCAAACACTATATAACATGCTATGTTTCTCATTTACGGTTCTTTCTGTACCCTGTTCCTCGGGTCCTGTTACCCCATCTAGTTTGCCAACACCAGACGTTTAGCTTACTGCTTAAGTTTTCCAAGCAGCTTAGCTTCCAGTCTACGATCTTCCAGACTAATAACCTGAGCTCCTCTTTCAAATGTTTCTTCTGCATAATGTTCTATAACCTGTTGTATTTTAGGTAGTTTAGTGTGAGCATAGGGCCACAATAATCTACACACATAGTAAGCATCTCTGAATGTACATCTCCATCGATACTGCATCAGATACTTTGTACCATCAACACGTTTACCTTTTCTAGGTTTTTTATTTAATGTACCTACACCTAGTATTTCATGGACCCAAACTAATACAGACTCATCTGTCATAGTTATCTCCATCGATAAACGCAAACTATTAGAGATACGATAACCTTTGCCTGTGTGTTTCTTTTTTCGTTCAGTCCCACGTTTAAAGTATATCGAACCTTCGCCATCAAACAAACCTGCTATATAGGCTATGTCTTCTGTACTAATCATCGAGTCTTTTTTCATAACCCATGCCATCTCTAAGTTTATCTCTAAACTTTTCGACTTCTTCTTTTTTCCATGCCGTTGCTTCTTTTAATTCAGACTCTAACTTTTTAATCTGAGCACCTGCACGTCTACACGTATCTTGTAAGAATTTAATTTTACCTTCAAGAGCTTCTTGATTCTCTTTTAAATTCTTAATTTGTGTTTCTTTGTCCATCAACATCGTCTTCTACCTCCTCTTCTACTTCACCTTGGTTGTTGCAAAAATCGCAATCAGCCCATTGCTCTTCTCTGGCCTGTTCGAAAGGGACTCGGACAAATCCGTTTCCATTACAAACAGAACAGATTACTTTACGCTTTGAGTTTGCCATTTAGTTTCTTCTCTTTCTCGTTTACTAATAATGTTATGGTTTGAGATCTACTTATAGTCATCTCAGGTATCATAACTTTTCTTATCTTATCTATTTTATTATATGTTTCTTTTGACAAAGAGACATTTTTATATTTTGTTATGTCAGTCATATGCTGATATACTCCTTTCTTAGTTTAAACATAATATAGGATTTGTCTCATAATATACAATAGGTGTCAATGAAAATTTTATTAACATTAATTATATGTTCCAGTGTAGCAGGTGATTGTCTAGCCCCATATCAATGGCCGGATACATTTAGGACCAACTATGACTGTCTAATGTTTGGTTATGAAGAGTCCATGAAAAAACTCAAAGAAGTCGGTAGAGAAGATATCAATAAATATGGTATGTTTATTAAATTCTACTGCGAACCTATAACTACTATATCATATAAAACCCCGTAGTTTCCGTGCACGTACTCCTACAGGGCCAAAGGCTCGGTCGCTACCCATACCCTGGCATGGGTCTAAGCTAACGTGAGGGACTTAGCGCGAGGCATTTGTATGCACGCCCTGCCTTTTCACAATTTTATTTACACATACAACCAATGAGGGTGCTACCATCATTCATTATATGTAGATTCATTTCATCTACATAGCCTGTTAATTTTAATCTAAGTATGTCACAAAGATCAAAACAGTCTAGGTTGTTTATCAACTCTATGCCCTCTAACATTTGTTTTGTTACAGGTATTAATTGATACAAATCATTATTTAGAATGATCAGTTCCATATTGTTTAGTACCCCATTCTACGATTCTTTTTAAACTTGGTGCAGTCATCTGTATATTAACTCCGTATGGCTTCCATGCTTTTTTCAAAAGATTTAGTTCCAATAATAAAATAGACCATTGTTTCTGTGTGATACCTTTTGGTTTTATAGTTATAATTTTTTCTTTCATAAGATCATTATAGGATTTTATATTAGTTTGTCAACGGCCCTGTCGGTTGTATTTTTTATACGACCTTTTCTTTGATTTATTTAAGCTTTTTGAGTGTCGACCTGGACGTTTACGAGGCTTTGGACGTGGTACGTAGTGTATAAATTTTTGTCGTGCCATTATTCTAGCCAGTCTTTTACAACTGGTATACTATCCTTTCTGCTTGTTAGTACAGGTAAATAACTTATCTTACCATTTACATGTTGTTCTAAGTCAGTTCCACATGACATGCATCTAAAAAAATCTTTTGATAGTCCTACTAACGTAGTAAATTCATTACACGTTGGACACTTACCATTAACTACTTCTGCTGTTATTTTGAAATTTTTTTCTGTCATAAACTTTCTTATTTTTTACCACACGTTGATGGTAACGTCTATCTTTTAATTCTTTAGCTATCTTATTCGAGGATGAGTTTTTTGATTGAGAGTGAGCCATCAATATTCGATTCTAATTCTGCCATAGATTTTATGCACTGGTACTTAACATGTCCATCAGGTTTGGTTCCACGTTTTGCAACCCTCTTCCCTTTCAAACATTCAGACATTGAAGGTTGAATACGCGCCTCCTTAATCTCTCCTTGTACAATCATAAGTAATGCTACCACTAACTCTGTCATTAATATGCCTTACCGTTTTCTCTAACTTTATCTTTTAACTCTTCAATATCACTTAATGCTTTTTCTAATTGTGAAGAAAGAAATTCTATATTAACTTTATTTGTCATATTCAACTCTTGAGTCTTTTCCATTTTCTCTACAGATTTATAAAGATCTTCCAATAAAAAATGTTGCTCCTGATCGACGGGGACCTGCTCACTTTTTTTGAGCAAATCATTTTCAAATAATTCTCTTGATGTCTCTAACGATACTAACCTCGCCGTAAGCTCGGTGTAAGCGAATGTGCCGGCTGCGACGAGTAAAATTAATGAGGCAACCGTCTTCATTGGCATTTGGACGGCTGCCGATTCAGATATGTTGAGTGGGGTCTTAGCCATAAATTACTTTGTCCATAGCCAATCTACTAACTTCTTCCAAGGCCAGCAGATAATATTCCACACCCATTTAATAAATTTTTTTATCATGGTTGTCTTCTCCTCTAATTGTAATGGTAGACCTGCACATGTACAAACAAAACAACCACAACCACATTCTGTTGTCTGTGGGTAATACCCAGATCCAACACAATGACACTTGTGATTACATGTTAAACAATAAGCTCTAGCCATTATTTTTTCTCCTCAATCTCGTAAAAGAAGTTGTCCGTGTCTTCGGTCCTCCATTTACGAGTGTCTTCAACGTTCCATTCAGAAGTCTGTACCTTCCAATCCGGGATATTATCCTTAACAGTAAAAGAAGGAATGTCCCAAATAATTCGATTGTTAGGTTGTGCTGCATAATTTCCATCATCTAAGGCCATTATGTGAGCGCACTTATGCTCGTGCGGGATCTCTGAATGATCAGTGTCAAGTATATTAGACTCTGGATGTGCAAAGTCAACCGTAAATAAATAAGCACCACAGTGCCATTTCTTATCTTTACCAATGTATTTACCGGACTGTCCGTCTAGGATGTCCCAAGAAGTAACAGCAGGATAATAACTAAAACAATTCCATAGCTCCAACTCGTCCAACCTACGTTGAGGAACTTCTTTTGGCTCAAAGCCTCTTTGTATGAAAGCAGAGATTGGTAAACGGTAGAAGACCGCACCATTTTCCATAATTGCGTGGAACAGAATCGGACGACCAGTGATCGCAGTAATTCCGAAAACCACACAGTCTTCAACTTCGCCATGATGATTTTTAAGATCATATAAATACTCTCTCCTTATTTGAGCATAAGTTACTGGTATGTTTGCATTTAAATAAGCCATAATAATTATCCATGTATGTCACCCCAGTTATCCCCATGTTCATAGTCAACTTTATTAGGGACCTCTAGTGTAACAGCATTTTCCATCACATCAATTATTTTTTTTGCATGCTCAGGATTTTCAACAGATATATCTAATTCATCATGTATTTGTATATGTGGTATGATACCTTCCTTATATAATTCTAACATTGCTTTCTTTGTCATGTCAGCAGCTGATCCTTGTATTAATTTGTTTAGTGCTTTGTAGGTGTAAGCTCTCTTGATCCCTGGTCCGTGTTCCCTGAGTGCATCTTCGTGAGTCATAGCTTTATGCATACCGAAACTGTTAGGCTCCCACAGGTGGAACCTGCATAGTCGTCCTAGCAAGGTCCTGATCTGGCCACGGTCTTGTGCTCTGTTAGAAGCTTTCTCCATAAGCTGTTTTACAAATGGTACACGTGAATGATATGTATTAAATAAGTCAGTAGCTTTGTCCTTTGTTACGCCTAATTCTGCCTGTAATTTAGCTTTACCCATACCATAAAAAAGACCCAAATTGATCACTTTTGCTTGTGATCTAGGTATCTCTGCCATGTCTGCTACAGTCTGGTGAAAGTCTGCGCTAGAGTCATTGCTGTAAGAATCCACAACATCATAGACAGAAGGTAATTTATATAAAGATGCATAATGCACTACCAGCCTAGGCTCTTGCTGAGAATAGTCAAAACAACCCCATGTATGGCCGTCCTCGGGTATAAATAACGACCTTATCTTAGGTCCAAGATCCTTGTTTCTTGCAGGAATCTGCTGAAGGTTCGGGTTCTGATAAGAGAACCTACCAGTCACCGTACCTCCTCCAGCATTCCTTAACTGATTTATCTCGGCATGTATTCTACCGTTATGCTCATAACGTAGTATAGAATCTAAAAATGTTGTGTGTGCTTTGTTGATCTCTCTTGCTTGTGCAATCATATTTACAACAGGATGCTCGTGTTCCTGTAAAAAGTTTTTTGTAAATGATGGTGCACCTGTTTTATCTGTTGTTGGATATTCTAATCTCAACATATCAAATACATTTGCAATAGATCTAGCTGCCCAAATTTGTGTATCAATATTTGTTTCACTTTTTATTTTATGTAACAGATCTTGTTCTGCTTGCTTAAATTGTTTCTTCATTGCATGAGCTCGTTCTACATCTACACGTACACCTTTGAATCTCATGTCAACCAGGCAAGGAAACAAATCAGACTCTAAGTTAAATATATCTTCTAGGTCCTGGTTAATAATTTCTTTTTTCATCTCTTGCCAAAGTCCTAGTGTAACTTCAGCATCTCGTTCAGCGTATGCACCAACATGCATAGCAGGTAGTTTGTACATTTCTGATTTAGGATTAATACCCCATTCTTCTGCAGCTTCTGCAAGTGCAGCTTCATTTTTACCATAACCAAGATAATGCCATGACAAACTATTTAGATCATAACGAAATCTATTCTCATCGGTTATCGCAGACGCAATCATTGTGCAGGCTATGTCACCATTTATTTTGAATCCCATTGCCCGTAACCAACATACGTCGTAGATTGCATTGTGAAAAACTTTTGTTGATGGTGCTTCAAGTATATCTTTTAACCAAGATAAGACTCTCTTCCTATCCATGTTACCACCACCTTCATGTGCAATAGGAAAGTATCCTTTGTAAAAAGATGTAGCAACAGCAATACCAATTACTTCACCATTATTAATTACAGAACCAGATCCTTTCTTTAATAAGTCTGGATCTTTTGTTTCTAAATCAATTGCTATCTCATCTACATTACGTAGGTCTGGAAACTCTGTGGGTTTAACCCATTCAGTTTGTGCTTCGAACTTAGGAATTTTCACTGTAATCCCTCTCTATAATCATTTCTAAAAAATGTATTGCTTTCAATATGTCTTCCTTTCCATTCTTGTCGCGATGACGAATGATGTATTTTATAGCACAACCTTCAGGATATAGCAATTCATTCTCTACTACAAACCTACTGGGTTGAATTTTATACTTTTGGTAGTGGCTCCCGCCGTGCTGTTTATCCCAAACTTTCGATGTCATAACCTTGGTCCTCCTTTTTTGCTGCCATGATATATAAATTTTGTTTTGTTCTTGTTACTCCTACGTACCAAACTCTGTGTTCCTCATCTTGTTTGTCAGAGCTTTTCTCAACTGCATCTCGTATTGTTTTTGTATTGTCTAGTATCAATAATACATTGTCTGCTTCTCCACCTTTTGCAGAATGTATTGTAGATAGTTTTACTCTTGGACTCTTTCTTAATTCTTCTCCATTACTTAACATCTCTCTTATGTATAAACACTCTTCATAGTCAGATGTAAACTCATCATACCAGGGTATGTTTTTATCATAACCAAACTCTTCAAGATTATACATTCTTTCTTCTGTTAATTCTTCTTTGGTGCTAGTGTATTCAAAAATATCTTTTACTTCTGCAAGAGATAAGTCTTCACCTTTTTGCCATCTTATGTAGTTTAGAATAGTTCTAAACAAGGTTACCTTGTAACTTTTTCTATCTTTGAATTCAAAATAAATACCACGTTCTTTTAATGAAGTTTTAAGTCTGTTTAGTTTGTCATTATATCTAGCTAGTATTAACCAATTCCCATCATGTAAAGGTACGTCTTCAATACTGTAAACATAATTTACTGTGCCCTGTTCTTCTCTAGCTTTCCAATTTTTTTGTATACGTCTATCATCAGGAATTAAATTTAATATCTTGTCTGCTATACTTTGTACCTGTTGTGGAACCCTGTAAGATTGTGGCAAAATTATGTCTTTTTTTGAATTTTCTTGCTGAAATTTTTTTACATCTGCGCCTGCCCAGCCATAAATTGCTTGATCATCATCACCGGCTAGTATAACATATTGGCTATTTTCCTTGATAATATTGAACATTTTCCATTGTATAGGTGATAAATCCTGAGCTTCATCAATAAAAGCTACGTCAAATTTTGGACACAATTTAGACACAATAAATCTGTCGATCATGTCTGTAAAATCCACCAATCCAAATGCTGACTTATAATTATTTACTTCATCAGCAATAATTTTTAACAATCGTTTGTCCATTTCTTGTGAGTACATATCTGTATTATATTCTGATTCGATCGTAATATTTTTTATTCTAGCTGCATTAATTAAATTAAAGTATTCACTATCAGAATTTATAAATCCAGTAGACTCTTCTCCATTAGAATAAACTGTAACTTCTATACCTAGTTTCCTACCTATGTCTTCGTAGTGTTCGTCTTGCATAACCTGAGCTTTCTTCATACCTAGTTGATTGAAAGCAAGAGAATGTAAAGTTCTGAAATGTTTGAGATCTTTTCTTTGATATTGTGGGTATGCGTCTAACATTCTATCAATAGCTTCGTTTGCAGCTTTAGTTGTAAATGCAAAATAACCTATCTTATCAATAGGTGTGCCTAGTTTTAAAAATGTTTTAACATACTTCAATAGCTTAGTTGTTTTTCCTGTTCCTGGAGGCCCGAATAATTTTCTACTGATCATATTATATCCGTCTTATGTTTTGTTTTAGTATGGTGTATAGGTACCTCTTCAAATTCTTTTACATTTATTTGTATAATATTTTTAGTTGATGAATGATATTTACCTGCTTCTTTTGATGGGAATCTTTTTTGTTCTAGAAATTCTATCTCACATTCTTTGTAGATAACCTGCATCATACGACCGGTCTTGTCTTCGCTATACTTCCAGTTCTTTGCTTTTAGTTTGTCATAAAATTTATCAAACTTAAAGAATGCATAATCACCTTCTATTAATACAGATCCAGTTTTAAATGCAGCATCACTTGTTGCTTTAGGTCCATTTATTTTTCCGTGTATTACATCATGTAATTTTTCTCTTGGTGATGTACCTACCGGTGGTTGTACTACTTTCTGTGTTAGATATAATGCATCCATTACAGTTTGCTCTTCATCATTTTTAATTAGTGGTGGTAAAAACCCTGCAGCTTTTGATATTGAATTACGTCTTTTACGTTGATCGTTTAAGTGTTCTACATTTTTACAGTGCACTGTTGCTGTACCAATACCATCTGGTTTTGTAACATCAAATTCATACTCTGGTTCTGGATCTAGATCTATCTTTTTTAAATTTGTTAGTACAGGATAAGAACCTTTAGATCCTGATAAGACTCCAAACTTTTTCTTTACACATATACCTTTCTTACAATGTTCACTCAAAGGACTCTGTGTACATGTGTAACCTTTAGAGCTTCTGTTCCATGATTTTACTTTTGCATTTAAAATTTTGTCATCCCATGCGTTTGCATGTTGTCCAGAAAAATATTTGACTGGTGCATTTTTTACTCTTTGTTGCCAGTTGTCTGGATACTTCATCTTAACCATGACATGATAGTTGTACATAAACCTATCTTTGCCATCAAAATTTTC